GAAAAAAAAGTAATATAAAAAAAAGAAAAGAAATACAAAATATTATTTATTATATTTGTATTTAGAATTCTCTTATTAGGACCTGTATTTATAATTCTCTTATTAGGACCTGTATTTAGAATTCAGTATTAATATTAATATCTTAATATTAGTATCCTGTATTAAAGCATTTTTTGTGCCAAAATAAATAATTAAGTTAACAACAAAATGTAAACTATTAAAAAAATGATTAAAAAACACAAAAAATACTGTTTATTTAAATAAAAACCGTATAAAAATACCTAAAAAAATATTTTATTTTTTTTTTAAAAAATATATTTTGTCGTGCAATTTTGTAAATGTTAAATGGTTTTTGCGTTGTTGCCGTAGTTTTATTTATGTATACAGAAATACGCATTTATGTTAACAGAAATATATATTTATGTATACAGAAATAATTTTATATATTTACATTTCGTTGTTATGTTTTTATTTATGTATACAGAAATGCGATTTATGTATACAGAAATGCGTAGATATTTTTAAGTGCCGCAGTAGCTCAAAAGGCAGAGCGACTGACTTGTAATCAGTAGGTTGTAAGTTCAACTCTTACCTGTGGCTTATAGCCGTGTGTGGCGCAGTTGGTAGCGCACCTGCTTTGGGAGCAGGATGTAGCGGGTTCGAATCCCGCTTCACGGATGTCTTACGCCATTGTAGCTCAGACGGTAGAGCGTCGGACTGAAAATCCGATTGTCGGCGGTTCAATTCCGCCTGATGGCATTTTAAAATGTGTAATTTGAACATTTAAAAAAAAATCATAAAATATTTTTAATTTTTCGTCATTTTTACCTTGTCTTTTTTAAAAATATGTGCTATAATATAATTATGAAAGTTGAGTTGTTTGGTTTAATTTAAAAGATAAGGAGATTAGTATGAGATTACACGAAGGCAGAGACAATTTTAACAAAATCATTGACATTCTAGAAATCGAAAAATACGTAAAAAAAGAAAATATTAGCAGTATTTTTTTGCCGTTTAATTATTTTTCTAAAGAATTTGATTGTAAAATAAATTATGTTGAGTTATATTGTAAAAACGGTTCTGGCGATGGTTTACTTTTTGTAACAACAAAAAAATTATTAGAAGCTTGGACTTTTTTAAAGAAAGGGGAATGATATGAAAAAACGGATGATGCTGATTGACAGTTACCATTTCGACTCAATGAAATGCTTTATAAGAATACTTTTCCCAGAGATAACAAAAGAAGAGTTTTTGGCGATTAGAACAATATGGATGCACGAGGACTTTTTGGATGTCCAAATGACTAAAATTGTTTCTGAATATTTTGTCGATTTGGTTTGCACTGAAAATATTGTTATAAAAGTAGATAAAAAAATGTTTTCTTTTTTAAAGTATTTAAATAATTTTATATGCAGGCTGGAATCACAAAATATGCAAAATCACTTGCACGGTCGTGAGTATTTTGATAAGAAATTGTATAGTTTAAATAATATAATTCAGATCAAAAGAGATTTGACAAGAATTGAAAATTATGTTATTAGTAAAATTAAAGCAAGCAATATTTTTGCTTTATCTTTGTATGCAATAAATATGAGTTATTACAGAAAAATATTAGATGATATTGTAGCTAATAGAGAATTTTTTAAAAAGTTGATAACTGGCTATACTATGAAATTATAAGGAGATAATATGATTTTTGAAAAAAAAGAACAAATAGAAAAGTTTTCAAATATTTTTGAAATTGATAAAAAAATAAAAAAACAGATATATCAGGTGTCTTGGGATGTCGATAAATATAATTCCTGGAAAAATAAAAATTATCGGGTAAGCAACGAAATAAAGTTTTTTTTGTGCAGAACTTATAAATACGCTGGAATAACAAGAACAACTTTTTGTGAGAAAATATATAAAATAAATAATTATAATGATTTTTTAAGAGTGTATGATATTGCTTTTGGTGATGATAGCCAAAAAAGATTTTTTGTGAAATTAATTAAGTTAGATTTGGAAAAATTATGAGAAATGTTTCGGAAATATCAGCCTCTCTTTGGTGTCCAGTATCAAACAGTTTGTATGTAGATGAATGCGAAAATAAAAATATAGAAGTTATGAAAAATATGTATAAAGAAGCATATAATAATGTTTTAGATTTGCGTCAAGCTATTTCGCTTATGGACGACGAAATAAGAGTTTTAAAAGAAAAATATAATAATTGTATTTTAGCAAGAAATTCTGCAGATTATGATAGACACAAAAACGTAATGCGTGAAAATACAAAAAGAAAAAGACAACAAAAAATTATTATAGGAACGCAGGAATATATAGCTGAGTTTTTTAAAGATTCAAATTATTATATAGAAACGATAAAAACTGACGAACATAATATTTTTGGTGTTGGAACGATTTTGGAAGTATATTCCGCAAAAGGTTTGAATGAAAATATATTTCCACAAAATAAACGCAGGATGGCAATAATTTTTTTTAATAAAAACGGCGAGAAAACTTATTCTGAAAGTCAGTATAGAAAATTATTAAAGATTGATGAGAGGGAGTTTTTAGGTTATTCTATAACTGTCTCCGCTTATCAATTACTTGAAACTATAGAAAAAGAAGCACAATATTGGTTGCAAGACAAGTTTATAAAGTGCGATAATAAACAAATAGTTTTAAAAAATATTATAGCAAGGATTAAGAAAACTATAAAATATAAAGAATAAAAAAAAATGAATTATTTTTATTTTTTTCATTTTTTACTTGACTTTTTCCAAAATCGGTGTTATAATATAAATATGAAAGTTGATGTGGCGTGGTTGTGAAAAAAAAGCAAGGAGAAAAAGTATGAAAGAAAAAAAAATGTTTATGAACGTGTTCACGGGTTCTGTTGACTCTTACGAAAACTGGGTAAAAACCTGCACAGTTTTTCCGAAAATTGATGACGAAGACAATATTGTATACGAAAACGGAACAGACGAAGTAGAAGCAGGAATATCAGAAAAAACTCTTATTGAAGTTGTATCGATAAATGGTAATTGGGTTGAAGCTTAATTTTGGTGTGATAGGCGGTTGAAAATATACCGCCTCTTTTTATTGTTTTCTTTTGGTAGTTTTGGTGTCTGATTGAAAAAATAGTCCTTCCTTGGCAATGTGCCATTGAATGTTGTTTTGCTCCTGAGTGCAATCCGATGTGGTTGCAACATTGCTTATCGTATCTCAGATGGGAGAGCACAGACGTGGCGTTAGCTGCAAATTGTGCACGGGTTCGAATCCCGTCGATAAGCTTTTTTTATATAAAGGAGTGAAATATGGAAAACATAAACCAGAACATAATTTTTATTGCTGATAACGGAAAAGAACATATCTTTGTGTATCGTGATGACTGGTATATACTTCAAAATAAAATATCAGGATTTTTTCAATATAAAAAAGATTTGTATAGAAGCGATCTATACCCAGATTTAAAAAGTTGTTTAAATTCGTTAAATAATTTAATGGATTTTGAAAACTGTTATGATAAAGAACAAAAACATAAAGAGGGAACATAATGAATAAATATAATAATAAAAAATTATTTTATTATGAGTTGCCTATTGAATTGAAAATATATTACCCAGATTATCAAATAAATGATATTTTGCAATTTTCTTGTAAATGTAATAAAAAAAATGATGACGAAAATAAAAAATTATTTGGTGAAACTTTTGTTGTTTGGAAATGTGCACACCAAACCATAGAAAATAATTGCAATCGTTTTCTTTTAAAAATTACTATATTAAGAGGGAAATATAAAGATGAAATTATTTCAATTGAAGAAATAAAAAACGATAATAAAGAATATGAAAAATGCAACTGTTGCGACATATGCAATAATTTATAATCCGTATATAAAAGTATACGGAAGGACAATTTATGGCGAAAAAAAGTATTGATGATTGTGCAAAAAAGCCTAAAAAAGGCGTAGAAGTGGTTATAGATAACGACGATATTAAAAAAGATTATGTTGATGCAAAACACGAAATAACAACACGTGGCGGGAAAAAGAAGTTAAATGCAAATACTTATTCTTATTTTGCTAAATTATTAGCGGATTGTAATGGAATTATAACAGACGCCTGTAAACTTTTTGGCACTTCACGTGAAACTTTTTACAAACATTTCCGTGCGTCAGAAGATTTTCGCAATGCGTGTGAGAAGGCTGGCGATATCGCTCTTGATTTTGTTGAGTCAGCACTTTTTAAACAGATAAAGGCTGGAAACACGCAAGCAACAATATTTTATTTAAAGACAAAAGGCAAAAAAAGAGGGTATGTAGAAAACGAAATTGATAAGTCAAATGAACCAATTCAAATTAATTTTAAAATAGTTGAAAATAACGCAAATACATTTTTTGAGGCAAATCCAGACCTAAAAGACGAAGAAGCATTAAGACAAGTAGAAATACAGAACGAAGAAACACAAAATGAGAATAAATAAAAATATATATAATTTTGTTCAACCTAATTTATTTGTGTTCGCATTTTCAAGTGGTTATCGTATAAGAGAGTATTTGGGTGAAATTGATTATAAGAAAAATTGCACGACCGCTATACAATCAGGCGACAATGTAGAAATAATAGATTTTTTAAAAAAAATAAGGAGAAAAAATGGAAAACGAAAATGAAAACATTGTTAATGAGGATGTAGTGGTTGGAGATAATATTATTGTTCCAGAGCAACTTATAAGCACACCTAAACAGTTCGATTTTAAAATATCTGCTTGTATGATAGTCAAGGATGAGGCGTATGATATAGGTGATGGAATTACTTGCATAGAAAGATGTCTTGATTCAATAGAAAACAAAGTTGACGAAATTATTATAATTGACACTGGAAGCACTGATGATACAAAAGAAAAATGTATGCAATATGAAAAGGTAAAACTTTTTGACAGTGTTAATTTTTCTGGTGATAATTTTACATTTTGTGGAGCAAGAAGTGAAAGTATAGAAAAAGCAACAAGCGAATATATTTTTATTATTGATGCTGATGAAGAACTTGTCGGACACGAAAATGTTTTGCGTGAAATCATTGATGAAGATAAAGAAAATTCAGCATATTATTTTAAAAATGTTGATGTGTTTTCTGAAAAAGATAAAATTGAAAATGAAACTAACACAAGACTTTTTAAAAAAGATTGTGTCACGATCAGTGGTGAAGTCCATAACTTTATAAATGTAAAAATAGGAACACCAATAAAAAAATATGATAATAATTTATTTCTGCATTATGGTTACGCTAAAACAGACAAGCGTGTTGTAAGAAACAGACAGTCAAAAGCGTTATTGTTAAAGGGTATAGCCAACGAAGACAATCTAAATATTGTTAGAGCATATTATAATTTTCAACTTGGAGTTGTTCATTATGGAGAAGTTGATTACAAGAACGCAAAAAAATATTTTAAAACTGCTCTGCGTATGTATGATAACGACAACGATATTATGAGCACAATAAAATTAAGACAGGCAAGAGAAACAAGTAATGAAAACCTTGGTATTTTATATGATAAGATTGATGCTGGTTATGTTCCTATACAATGCGTTGCTTGGCTTCATCAAATCGCTTGCATAGAAGATAAAGATTTTGAGCGTGAAATATGGACACGTAAAACAAAAAAATATATAAAACATTTTAATGATATATATTTTTATAATGCACAATATTTTTATAATAAAAAAAGATATGCAGAAGCGAAGAAACAATTAGAATTATATATTAAGTATTATGCATTCGAAAAACCGACACAATTGATATCGTATTCTGCAAGCAGATTGCAAGACGCAGTAATAATGCTAATTACTTGTATAGAAATTGTATGAAATATTTTGATGATAAAACATTGGCACAATCAAAAATAATTAAAGCAACTGTTATTACTCACGAAAATATTACAAAAAATATTTTAGGATTTTTACAAGAAAACACAGACGCTTCAAGGAGTGTTGCGGTTGAACGCACACTCAATTTTGTAGGCGACGAATTAAAAAAACTCATTGATGCAGAGGTAAAACTAAAAAGTGGTGAAATGTTTTCATTAGGTTTTACCGATGCTGATGTAAAAAAAATGAGGGAACAATTTTACGCAAGATGGTTGACAGCTTATACTAACAATCCTCTTTTTTCGTATGAAAAGATTAAAGACGCATACGGGAATGTTATTGCCGTTATAAGAGATTCAACCGTTCGTGATCGCTTATACATATCAGACCCAGTCTCAAATATTCAACGTGAATATATTTCTGATGTTTATGATTTATTCAATGGGAACAAACTAAGAGAAGACATAATGATAAGACTTAATTCTAATTTTCAAGAACGCAATTTGTCGCAACACGGTTTTACAATAGTAAATTCTGAAGTTATGAATGTATACAGGAGTCAAGAAGATATTATAAGACAAGAAGCAAGACTTGATTACGGTATATATTACGGCAGTGTATCACTTAATACAAGGGAGTTTTGCATTGAAAACATTGGCAGAGTCCTTGAATGGCAAGAATGGGTTGATATGGAAAACGACATAGGCGACAGCGATATCACATTATATGCAGGCGGTTATAATTGCAGGCACAAGGTGTATGCGGTTGATGAAACACTTGGCGAAGAAGCACAATCTGAATTATATAATAAATACGGAAACACGAAACAAGATCGTCTTGATTATAAAGAGAATCAATAATGGTTTTAGAACAAACTCTATTACATAAGCAACAACAATTTATTGAGCTTAATCCTGCGGGAGGAGCAAAATTATTATTAGGCGGTATGGGTAGCGGTAAGACATACGCTCTTGTAATACAGTGCCTTTATTATCTTCAAAAATATAAAGGCGAAATAGGCTTGGTTATGTCTCTAACTCACCCGCTTGTTTGGAATGCAATGCTCACTCCTCTCTTATCTATTTTATCACAAGCAGGTATAGCATACAAACACGCAGGCGATAAAAAATTAATAACAGTTTTTTTTGATTATAATAAGCCGTCATATATATATTATGGTTCGTATGCGGCTGGTGATTTAGTATCGGTCAACTGTGCGTGGTGTTGTCTTGATGAATATGATTTGTGTCCTGATGCAGAAAATTATTTTGTTAATAATATTTTGGCAAGAGTAAGAAAAGGCGACAGTAATTATTGCAATATATCGATAGGAACTACTCCTGAAGGACTTGGCTTTACCTATAATTATTTTTCTGAAAAAGGTGAAAAGTTTGATATAAAAAACAATTTCAAAAAAATTATTATTTCTTCTGTTGATAATCCTTTTGTGGATCAGACGACACTGGCGATGCGTCTGAGATTATTATCAAAAGAAAAAAGAGCAGCATATATTTATGGGTTGTGGACAAACTTAACCGAAAACACTTGTTTTTATAATTTCAATGAAACAAAAGTTATAAAGATAAATAAAGCTGATTATTATGCCAACGCACAAGAAATTATTATTGGAATAGATTTTAACGTTTCAAAAATGGTTTTGTCTATATCAACAGATGTTTTTGGACTATTTACAACGGTTGATGAAATAGTTAGATATAATAGCAACACGCCTGACTTAATGGATGCACTAAAAAAATATAAACAAAAACATTTTCCGAATGCAAAATTAAAAATATACCCGGATTATGCGGCTAATAGCAGAAATACAAATAATAAAAAAACAGATATAGATGTCATAAAAAATGTTTTTCCAGATTCTTTTGTTTTCTTAAAAGCTAATCCTCTTATTTCTGACCGTTATGCAATAGTTAATTTTATGTTTGCGGAAAATAAATTATATATTAGCGACGAATGCCAACAAATATTGCGTGATTTAAGAAATATAAACACAACAAAAATTGGAACATTTGATAAGAACGCATTAGAAAAAAAAGGATTGACACACGCAATAGATGCATTCTCATACCCGATTTATCATTTGTATGCGTCTTATTTTAGAGCGATGTATCGACAATATTCAAACAAAACTGTGCTGGTTTCGTAAATATTTTAAAGGAGATAATTATGAATAATTTTATAGAGCTTCGACAATTGCTGCAAGATGACTTCACCGCACTTGCAAAAGAGATGGAGAAATATTTTGCGGATGAAACAATATTAAAAACAATACCTCTTGATTTTATAAATGTTCCAAAAGAAGTTTATAACTTGAAATCAAAAACATTGACACGAAAAGATATATATTTTGAGGACGAAAAAAGCAATGATTTATTTAAACAATTTTTATTTCATAATGATGACTTTATATATAAGTTTAATTTATATGTTGAAGCGTTTGGCAATTTTGTTATTCATTTTATTTCACCTTCAGAAAATATTGGTTTTGATTTAGAGTTTTTAATACCGTCAGAATATTTTATAAATAAAAATGGAAATGTTGTTAAACTTATACAAAAAGATGACAAAATTATTGAACAAGTTTTATCAAAAGAATATACTTTAATAGTTGGAAGCACGGCAAAACAAACAACGATATATGATAAAACTGTTGGTATTAATTTTTTGACATTGTTAATAAATACGCAGGCAAAATATCAAGCATTTTCATTACCATTTGTAAAGGGTCTGGAAGATTCAAGCGACGACAGAATTACTTTTGGTTCTAATAAACTGGTTAAACTTGAAACAGGTAGCGACAGCCAAATAGGCTTTGTTGCACCTGACACAAAAATAAATGAATTAACTGCTGTTTTGGCACAAAAAATGCTATTGATTTGTAGAAGCGAAAATATACCAGATAATTTTATGTCATTGTCACAAAAATCTGATGTTCAGAGCGGTTATAGTATAAAATTAAGACAAGAGCCATTAACAGCATATTATGATGAGCGTTTTTCATACATAAAAAATCTATTTGATAATTTTATTGCAATGTTTAATAAAATAAGAATAGCAAACAATTTATCTTATTTTTCTGGTGATTTAGTATATGCAGACAAAACACAACAAGATATGCTTTCGTTCAATGAATCAATGGAAATGGACACTTTTTTAATAAATAATAATATTATTGATAAAATTGATTTGGTAATGAAATATAAGAAATTATCATACGATGACGCTATTGCGTATATAAAAGAGAGGGAAGATCGCGCTGATAAGTATGCAGTTTCGGATTCTGTCTCTACGAGAATAGCAAAAATATTATAGGAGTGAAAAGTATGCCGATGACGCCAGAAGAAATGGAAAAAAAATTATTAGAGGTTATGGCTTCTAATAGCAAGATTGTTGATGAACAAAAATTAAAGATTGCAGAACTTGAAAAGAATGCACTTGAAGCAAAAGCAAAATTGGATGCAATAAATCTGCAAAACCAAAATAATAATCAAAACAACAACCAAAATAAAACCATTGATAATTCTGGTGCTGATGCAACAAAACTCATTGCTGACGCAGTTGCTAAAAAAGAAGAAGAGTTTAATAAAAAATTGTTAGAAAATGATTTGAAATTAAAACAATTTCAAATTGAAAATGAATTAAAAGCTAACAAAATTAAGGATGTAAAGTTTTTGCCGATTATCGGCATAAATGTCGTTGAATATTTCAACACGGATGGAACAATAAATGCTGAAAAGTTAAAGGCTAAAATAATAGAGTCTAAGACTTCTTTTGGTTATCTTTTTGAAGATGGCACACAAACGAATAGTGTTATCGACGAAAAAACAGTTGATGGAAAACAAAAAACAGATGTCAAGATGGATGCAAAAAGTGCCTTCAAGGACTTAATGCAAAAATTGCTTGACAACAGATGATAGGAGAAAATCAATATGGGTATAATGACAGCTGCAAATATAGTTGCAGAAAATCTCGCGTCTCTTTCTTACATGAAACAAACTTTCGGATCAAGTTCTTATGTTTATAAATCACTTTTGGTCAAGAGTGATGAAGCCGGCTTACACTATCCTGTGCGTGGAACTGATGGTGGAACTACTGCTACTATGCCTGCATATAACAGCGGTTTTACTCCAACTTTCGCTCTTGCTTCTACTGCAACAGAACAGGCTTTCAAAATTGGTTTTTCGATCAATATTTCTAAAGCCGCTATCGTAGGTAAAAAAGCAAGCGACGAAATCGCAATGCAAGTTAATGCTGGTCTTGTTTCTGCTGCTTCGGTTTTTGATACTAACTTTTTCTACGGTTCTGGCAATGGCACTTCCGCTTTTAAAGGCGTTAATGCGCGTATCGCTTCTAATGCCTCTTATGCAATAGCTGCTTCAGTTTCTGGTGCAGTTAATACCTCTGCTTATTTCGTGGTTTCTGGCGATTATGATTCTCACTTGTATGTTCCTGCTGGTCTTGACCTTGACAGTCCTTCTGTAATAGGTCTTCAAGATGGCACAGTTGATGCTAACGGACTTGCTATGGCAGGCGTAACGGTAACGGTTGAGTCTTATCTTGGTTTTGTTGTTCACCAGAATGCATTGCCTGCATTGGGTCAAATCTATTACCTCAACGGAACAAACTATATGACATATGATTTGTTTACTCAAATGTATGCAAAGATGTCTCTTGGTATAAATAACCGTGCTGCTAACACAACTGTTTTTATGAATGCTTCTCAATACAGATTGTTCGCAAAAGATTGTGGTGCCTTGATTACCTCTATTCAAGATCCACAAAATCCTGCTTTAAGAATCAACACGATTGATGGTGTTAAAATCGTTTCAACCGAAACAATAACCAACGCTGAATCGAATAAAGCGTAACTAAACAAAACGGCGGGTGCAATTCCCGCCTTTTCTATACAGAAAGTTGGTAAAAGATGTATTCGACAACAACATTTTATGACACAGATGATTTGACAGCGAAGGCTGTCGGTGACTTTTTGTTAAAAAAATATACAGACGAAGTTGGAGAAGAAGCATTGCCAACAAATATCAATTATGTTTACTATCACACCGAAGTTAAAAGAGAGTTTTTGTCCGATATAATTTCAGACATTCCGCAATTAGGTTATAATTCTGCTTCAATAGATGTTCTTACGGATGCCGAACAATTATATTTTAAACAATATATGATTTTAAGAAATATTGAATTGATATTTTTGCGTTGTGAAGATTATGATATGACAACTGCAACACAATACAAACAAATGTATGATGGTTTTGTGCTTGCAAGAACAAAAGAATATAATAAAGTCAAAAAATATATTCGTAGGATTTTAGGTGTTGAGTCGTGTATACAAGTGAACAAGTAATACAAAAATTAAATTCAATTAGAAATTATTTAAAAAGTTTCAGAAATTATGCTGTTTCGTATGCTTGCCAAACAGCAATTTTAAAGATACGCCAAAGAGTCACAAGAGGTGATGATTTGCGCGGAAGAGCTTTTAAAGCTTATTCAACAAGACCAATATATATTCGTTCTCCTTACGCTAATTTGTCTAAGTTTTACCCAGGCGGTTATGCACAATACAAACCACTTGTCAATAGCAATTATTTAGAAATGTCTGGCGATATGCTTATGGGTATAGTCTTTAAACCGACAACAGACGGCGGACAAGTTGCTCCTGCAACAGAAGATGTTAAAAGAAAAATTGTTGCAAATGAAAACCTTGACAGATTGTTTTTTGGTTTGATGGATGAAGAGTCAAGCGACATATTAAATAAAATATATCAAAAGGCTGAAGGAGACATAAATGCTATACTCAACAGCTGACATTATAAATACAAAATTATTAGTTTCATACCCAAAAACACAAGTCGGTTTCCAATGGTCTAATATAGAATCAATAAAAAATAATATTACGTATTTATTTTTAGACATTGGAAATACAAAAATAGGAAAACAATCAGATTATTCTGCTGATATAGAGCAAAATTATAGTTTATATATAATATTTAAAAATGAAATTAAGAGCGATACAATATATTCAAATTATAAAGATTTGATGGACATTGAATTACATATTTTAGAATTGTTGTCGCAAATTGGTTGCAATAGCGACGTAGATATAGACAGGGAGACAACGTTTGTAAAAAAAGGCTTGCCTTTTAATCTTCCGTTGCCTTATTATGCGTCAAGAATAGATTTTATACTTTAAGGAGATAATTATGGCTAACACAATATCGTTTTCAAAAAGTGCAAGTGAAATTGCACGTTATGGCGGACGTATTTTTATTGCACCTTATGATGCAACTAAAACAACTGCCGATACAGTTATAGGCGTTTTAAATGTCGCTATGTCAACAGGCAGTGCAGAACAAGTTATAATGGAAACAAATAAAAGTTTTCCAGCAAGCGGTGTTGTCACAATCGGAACAGAAGACATAACTTATACAGCAAGAACTGCTGGCGGGATTGCTTTAACTTGTTCGACAAGATTGGCTCCTGCGGCTCACGCAGTAGGCTCTATTGTCACTTTAAAAAGTGCGACAGCTTACACAATAAGCGAATTAGGCTATTTTGAGAGTTTTGCATTAAACACTGGTAAAAAAGACGCAACAAATATCGTTGATTGTAATGGAAATATTCCAACAGCTTTCACAGACACACCAGAACCTACACTCAAAATTGTTGGTTTACAATCTGATATCGCAACGATCGGTATGGCTTTCGGAGTTGATGTTGGCTCAGAAGGAACGGATGGCTTGAAAAGATTACTTTCGACAACACTTGAAAATTATATGATTTACATTTATGTAAAACAGCAAAAAGGTAATTCGGCTGGTTATCGCTATGGTTTAATGAGAATACACAATGCAATTGTTTCTGGTGCCATTGACATTAATTTTTCAAAAGACATTCAGAAAATTGAACTTGGTTTTAAATTGCTTGATGGAGCTACTGCTGGCACGATGTATGATATCGGTCAATAACAACTAAAATAATTTCCGCTGGGTTATATGTCCAGCGGATTTTATTTATAAAAGGAATTAAAATGGATTTTATAAAAGACATTAAAGAAATGACAGTTGAAGGCTATTTTGAATATAAAAACGCATTTAACGAAATAATAAAAAAGAATACTTCGGAATCCGAAATAGGTATAGGAATATTATTGTCATTTGGATCTGATGTTAATATGCTAACAATAATCGCTTGCATCGTAAAAATGGAAACAAAAAGCATACAAGAAAAAAAACAAATTATATTTGAAACTTGGACAGTTGAAAACATAGAGACAGCAATTGAATATTATTATAATACTTTTTTTTTCAAAGAATTATCGAAAATGACCGATATGCTGACGGAGATATCAACCAGAATGCCGAAGAATACGATGAAAAAGAAGAAATAGAAAAATTCATTTTAATATCAACAAACTCTATTACTGAGTTTTACAAAGTCTGGAAGGAAATGAGCCTTGCGGACTTTTTTCATTATAGACATATTTTTTTAAAACATCAAGTTATCGTTAATAGTTATAAGGCTATACCTGTCGCATACGGTTTTGGAGGTATTCCTGATGACACTAAAAAAGAAGGCGACATAACGCCTGATGATCTTTTTAAAGACGACGAAAGCGAGTAAAATATGGCTTCAATAATGGATATAATGATAAATGTAAAATATAATGATAATAATATAAATAATAAAACAAGTGAAACTGTTGGCGGTTTTTCAAAACTGCAAGCAAGTTTGGTATCTATAAAAGCCGCATATGATTTAGCGTCGGTAGCCGTTAAGTTTATGGCTAACTCTTTATCTGAATGTGCAGCCGAATATAGAAAACAAGAACTTGCTGACATAGCTCTAGATAGTGCGTTAAAACAGAGCGGTTATAGCGTATCGCAATTTTCTTCAAAATTGAAATCATTAGCCTCGCAATTGCAACAAAACTCTGCATATGGCGACGAAGAAATACAAACCGTTGAAACTTTATTGTTGACATATGGAAAAACAGAAAAAGAAGTTGAAAACTTAACACCATTTCTTGTTGACTTGGCTTCAAAAATGTCGATGAACACAAATACAACAGTTAGCTTAAAAGATGCTTATAGTGCATATATGTCTGCGATGAACGGTATGGAAAAGCCTATGAGACAATATGGTATAAATCTTGATGACACAATTATAAAATCAAAAGATACAATTGCTATAACAGATGCTTTACGTGGAGTTGTGAATGGTGCAGGAAATGATTTCAAAAACTCTAGTCAAGGCGGCTTAAATAATTTTAAAAATATGGTAGGCGAACTAAAAGAGGCTGTAGGTGCTTTCGTGAAAAGCGAAGCGTGGCAAAACTTGTTATGGGGTGTGACGCAGATTGTTAAGTGGCTTACACCAGACGCACCAGCAGAAGGTTATGCTAAAATAACAGAAGATTTGAAAAACCTTGCAGAACAAATACCGTCAACAAGCGACAATTTTACAAAATTAAAAACAAGTATTTCTGAATTGAATGCTGAAACAAATCCAAAAGTAATGCAATATTTCTTAAAAGAATTATTTTCGCAGACAACATATGACAATGTTGCAGCTAATGCAGAAGGAATAGCAGATTATAAATACCAAATATCTTTATTGAATGCAGAAATAGAAAAATTAAATAAAACTCCAAAACAAACAGGCGATGAAAAAAATCTTAATTCTGGAATAATACCAACTACAACAACTACAACAGATACAACTGTGAGCGAAGAAGAAGAACTTCAAAAAATGATTGACGCTATAAATGAAGAGGAACAATTAAAGTTGACATTACGTAAAGCGTGGGACGAAATTGATACACAGAGAAAACTTGAAAAACAATTGATCGATGAAGAAAACGCAAGAATAGCTGCTGAAAAAGAAGCTGAAATAATGAGGGTATCTATTAATCTCGGTCAACTTGTTGGAACAACTGCTAATGCAATAGGCGAAATATTTTCAGGCAATATTTCAATGGGTGATGGAATTAAAAAAATATTTATTTCATTTTTAGATATGATACAAAAAGCATTGATTGCAATAATAGCTTTAAAAATAGGTATAAAAGATTTATGGAATCCAGCCTCTCTTGGCGTTGTAATAGCTTCACTTGTTGTTATATCTGGAATTAAAGCCGCATTGTCAGCACAAAAGTTTGCGGAAGGCGGTCTCATAACTAAACCTACACTTGCTTTGATGGGTGAAGCTGGACAGAACGAAATGGTTGTTCCAGAAGTCACTTTTAAAAATTGGGTTGATAAAAAGTTTGGAACTGGTTCTGCACAAAATGCAAACGGTCAAGGTAATGTATATAATATAACTGTCGAAGCGTCGCAAACATTTTCAACAATTGAAGAGCAATCAAAAAGCATTATCAAAAGTGTATCTGAATTTATAGATACAAGAAATGGTTTGGTGTTATCGTGAAGTTTTTTATTCATATTGATGACATTGATGCAACAGGCGTTGAAATAACTGACGACATAACAAAAGAAAGTATTGCAAATATTGAAGAAGAAATTGATTTAGAAAAAGGAACATACGCAATACCATATATTTCGATAAAATTGTGTGATATAACAGGAACAAATAAAATAAACTCATCGAATTATTACAATGTTTTAAAAAACTTGAAAACTTTTTATACAATTGAAGACGAAAACTCAACAATCATATACCGTGGTTATATAGATGAAAACAGTTTAAAACAAACAATAGAAAATGGAATTAGTTTTATTAATTTTCGTATCGTTTCTATGCTAACAGATTTAGAAAAACAAAAAATATGTATACCGACAACAACAAGTCCAACAACAAGAACACCAAAACAAACTGTTGAATATATTTTAGGTTTGCCGTCTTTTATTAAAGTTGGAAAATACGAAAGTGATGGAGGTATACAAACTTCTGGCCAATCATCGCACGATTTTGAACTTGTTATAAAAACAGAAACAAATAAAATATTCCCTGAATTAAATAAATATGAAAATATGTATATTTTTATTGGAGAAGAAATAATAAAAATAAAAGTTATAATTGATTCAATAGGTTCTACTGTAATATATTTCGATGAAGAAAATAGAGAACAATTTAACTCTGCAAGATATGAAACTGACGAAGATTCTGAAGTATATGTTTTAACAGATGTTGTAGAAGAAAATTATATAGCTGAATGTGAAAACTCAGAAACTAACGAATCTTTTATAGAAATACTCGTTTCAGTTAATCAAAGAATTATAGAAACTGGAGAAAGTTCTACCGATATTAATTACACAACTACAAATATTTTTTCTCGTCAGCATCACAATATGTATAAATTAGAACCATTAAATAATTTATTAATTATAAAGGAAGATGTAGGTTTTCCATTTTCAGCTGACAAAAGCATTCATTTCGATCCAGAACACCAACCTGGAACTCCGTATTATTTGGTACGCGTAGACCCAGTTTGCCAGGGAACTTTTTATAAAAGTGAAACGGGAATATCTAATTCAACAGTTGTTTTTAGAATGTTGTTTGCACATTCGCAACATTATTATGGAATTGGTTTCTATAGTTTATGGGGTGCGTATAATACTTCAACTCAAGAATGGATTTCTTTTAGCGATAGTCTAGAATATGAAGGCATTTGGACAGAGGATAATCCTACCGTAATGAGAAAAAAAATTATAAATAAAAATTCAAATGGAACACCGTATAACGCAATTACAAGAACAATATATCCAAATAGCGTTATATACACGACCGATATGTTCGAAGAGAACTCCGCTGTTTTATACCCAAACGAGATTGGAAATAACCCGGCTTATACATATATCCCTTTAGTAATAACTAAATCTGGAATGAGAAAAATATACATAATGAAAAATAATTTAACAGAAAAAAAAATATATTATCATTTGTGCGATATAGATGACATAACTTATGATAATTTTCAGGATTATTACGAAGATTTAGAAACTGGCGATTGGACAGAAATTGATTTCGGTTTAACTTCAGGACAACATGCAACATTAGAATCATCTTATGGCTATAATTATTCAAGCACAATAGCTTCAAATAAATATACAAAAATAATAAGAATAAATATTTTAGATTCATCTGATTCTTTTGTTAAATTATCGATATATTATTTGCATTACGATATAAATACTGGAATAACATCTATAGAAAAATATAACGATCTATATGAATCATGTTATTATAGCGGAATAGGTTTTATTAATTTTTATAGCAGGGTATATAAACATATTTTGTCAAGCTCTATTTATAATTTAGCTTGCGATAATAAAAGCAAATTATATGTATTAAATGAATATAGAAAAATGATTTCTAATTTATTAGTGTATGAGCCAATTAATAATAAAATAATTTTACGAGATATGCAACAAATAATAAATATAAATCCAACATATTATATAAACCCAGATACATACACAATACTTGATATTTCGAGAATATCGCAAAAAGATATTATGCAATCATATTTCACCAATTTTCAAGATGAATACACAAAAAGTTATTACGAAAAAAAAGCTTATGATATTTTTAAAGAAAACGAATACACTGTTTTAACAATTAAATCGTCTAATGATGCAATTTTTGATGCAAATGGTAATTTTATAGCAAGCAAATACTATAAAGTTTTTGATGTATACTATTTAAAAACTAAAGATCAAACTTATAATTGCATAATTTTAGGTGTTAATTACAAAACAACTGGACAAAACGAATACAAAATATTAGTATATAATCCAGAAACAATTTTTGCGTATCAGAATTCGGTTATTATATAAGGAGAAATTATGAATAAAATAACATTTAATGCATACGATAAAAAAATAAGATTTACAGTCTCACACAGTTCTACAACAGATTTACAATTTACTTTACCTGTTCCAACAGTTTGTGATTTTGATTTAGTAGCAAAAGATTATAAATATTTGTCTGAAAGTTTAAAAAACATAAAAAAAACACAATATTATTATTACACACTAAAACTTGAATATGCACCAAAATTATTGTCAACAACACAACTTGGTTATTTAGAATCTTTATTGAATTATTCGATGCAAAATATTTATACAATCAAAATCAAGCCAGACGCAGTGTCTACATATGAACCGATCGTGCGTATTGATAATGTTGATTTTAAGTATGAAAAAAACCAACACCGTTTAATAACTGCAAAAATAGAAATAACAATAACAGATGGTGTTGCCATTCAAAATTATTCGTTAATATAGTTAAGGAGAATATAAAATGAGAATATATGTTAATTGTATAGATAGTTTTGGACAACCTGCTCTTGCTACGTCTATAACAACAGGTGTTGTTACAAATCACGCAACCTCTGCTGTGCTTGCAAACACATTTACAATTTTTGGACGTAATATAATATATTTTACTATTTCTAACGAAGCAACACTAGCAACTGTCGATATAACACTTAATGGAGTTTTGACAATTTCAGAACTCAATGTAATTGGTTATGCACACACGCATTCAACTGCAACTATAACAGGAATTGAAGCCGCTATGGATGCAAGAATTGCTGCACAAAAAGCACAAGCTTCTGGTTTATGTCCATTAGATGCAAACTCATTAGTCCCAACAACACATTTACCTGCTCTTGCTATAACAGATACTTTTGAGGTTGCAAGTGAAGCCGCAATGCTTGCTTTAAGCACAGCTGAAAAAGGCGATATTGCAATAAGAAGTGATTTGAGTAAAACTTTTATTTTATCTGCAGCGCCATATTCAACACTTGCAAACTGGAAAGAACTAAAAACTCCAACAGACGCTGTGACAAGTGTTAATACAAAAACAGGAGCCGTAACACTTACACAAGACGATGTAGGAAACGGAACAACATATAAAAGAATACCGAAAACAATTGTCGATAAAACTAACACTTCGCCAAATGATTTAAATGAAACTGGTTTTTATTATTTTGACGGAACAGGATCTAATTTGCCGACGGCATACGCCTACTATATAATGCACATACATTATGACGCAAATAATGCAGCACAATTTGCTTTCAAATATGCTCCATCAAGTGGTTCGAGTATGTATACAAGAACTTTCACTGCTGGCACTTGGCGTAGCTGGGTTAGCGTATTGACATCGATAAGCACAGGAATCGGGAACTCTGCTCTTTCTGCAATGGCATCCGAAACCGTCAAGGGTAACGCAACGTCAAGCAGTGCAACTCCACAGGATATCGCACTTTCAGAACAGACTGTTTTAGGACGCATAACAGGCGGTCATATAAAAGGATTAACTGTTGCAGAACTTGTCACACTTATAGGATGCATCACAACTTCTTCAACAGATACATTAACAAATAAAACATTGACAGCACCTAAATTCGCTGACGGAGGTTTTATTGCCGACGATGCCGGAAATGAACTTGTTAAGTTTTCAAAAACCGCCGGAGCAGTAAACGAAATAACAATTAAAAACAATGCAACAACATATGCTCCTCAGATACAAGCAAGTGGAGGCGACAGTAATATCGATATACAACTGATACCAAAAGGATCCGGAAAATTAAAAGCAGAATCTAATGGTTACGAAATTGCTCACTCAAATAACGCAATGACAATGCTCAACAAAACATTAACAGCGCCGGTTATTTCAGGCTCTTCTTCCGCACCAACAGCCTCTGAGGGAATGATTTATTTTAATTCAACAAGCAAAAAACTTTTTGTTTATAATGGCACTGCTTGGGTGGAGTTATAATGGCTGTCGGCGACGCTTGCACAGTAGGACAACGTGCAAAAATAAATGGTTTTTGGTATGCTTGCACAGCAACAAATGTTTGGACTATTGTCCAGCCAACTTGCACAGAATGCGGTAAATACACAGGCGGAACACTTGCTGGCAATAATACTTTTTTGTCAACAGGTTTAAGTAATGGAGCCAAAATTGCAGGAGATTACCCAGCAACAGGAACACGTTATTGTTATGTTTACAATAGCACAACGAATACTTGGGAAAAGAAAACAGATTCAGATTGTGGTGAAAATGCTTCTGGGGGTGCTTGGTATGGATGCACAGCAGTGAGTTGTAAAACTGCTGGACAAACTTGCACGTCAGCAAATAGATATACAATAGGCGATTGTTGCGAAGGCTATTGTATAGAGACTATATGCACAGATTATTGTGGATGTATAGCCGGATTAAATGGACGACAAGCAAGCGGGATTGCAAATGGCACCAAAAGTTGCGATAATTATTGCACAGTGGTTTTAGGTTATTGGTCTTGTCAAGCAGCACCGGAGTGTTAAAGTGGAAATAATAATTTATGTAAAAAACGGTTGTAGATTTTGTGAAAAAATGGAAGATTTTATTATGTCGTCTGGAACAACAGAGAAATTCAGTGTTATGTGTGTAGACGAAAACGATAAAACTCTTGTTGATACAATTCTTGATGCAACAGGTATGAGAGTAATGGCTTACCCAATAACACTTATCAAAAAAATTAAAAAAGAAGTGTTATATAAAAAGTATATTGTTGGCTACTCACCAGAAGAGTATATGAAAGCAATAAACGGCTTGGAGTAATAAAATGACAACAGAAGAATTAAAAGAACATTTTGAAAAAAGATTTGAAGCAATAGAAACTCTTCTTAAAGAAATAAAAGAAAACCTTAATTTTTTGAACAATCAATATATTGAGATGGACAGAAAAATATTAATTTTAGAAGAAAAAAAATTATCTGATTTAGAAAAAACTGTTGAAGAACACACAGAAAAAATAGATAAAATGGAAAATAAAATAAAAAATTGTAAGCATTGCAACGGAGAAGTCGACGTAATAATTGCAACCAAAAAAAACCAATTAAAATGCATATATACTTTTATTATTAATGATTTTTTTAAATTAGCAATAATTTTATATGTTATTTATTTAGGTGTTAAAACTTATTTTAAATTATAATATGAAAAATATAAAAGATTTTTTTTGCTATATTTTAGGAATATTTGAAAAACCAACAGTGTATATTACTCAAACTAAATTCAAATTATCTATTATGTTTTTTTTATATTCTTTTTTAGCTTTGTCATTAGGTTTAATAGACAGCAAATATTTTACATATATTTTAGTTTCTATTTTAGGTTTTTATAACACAGCAAATGTAATACAAAAAAATAAAAATATTATTGATATAGAAAAAGATAAGGAAATAAAATGAACATTATAGAAAATTATTTAACAATTAATCCATTCTCACGACCAGCAATTAAAATACCGAAAATTACAGGAATTGTTGTGCATTACGTTAATTCCGTAAAACAAACAGGAAATGAAGTTAGGAACTATTTTGAAAAAAGAAAAAATGGTTTTCTTGATTATGGTTCGGCACACGAAATAATAGATTTTAATGGCGATGTTATTTTGATGATCCCAAAAAATGAAATTGCTTATCACGTAGGAGCAACAAAATATAAAGAAGACGCTTTAACAAAATTAAATACTAAAAACCCTAATTTTTACACTTATAGTATAGAATTATGTCATACAACAATTGATGGAAAACCAAATAATTTACAATTTATTTCACTTGAAAAAAGATTAATTGATTTGTGTTTAGAGTTTAATTTAAATAATGAAAATATTTTTAGGCATTGGGACATAACTGGTCCAAAAAAAGACGGGACACTTTGTCCAAAATATTTCGTTGAGAACCCCGACGAGTGGTTTTTGTTGCTCGACAGAGTTCAAAACGAAATAGATAAAAACATTAACTGAATTCCTGTTCATAGAGAGCATTATCATATGCTCTTTTTGCTTCTTCTTCTGTTTCAAATCTTCCTAATTTTATTCTTTTACTTCCAACTCTTATGCGTGGGTAATAGTAATTACCGCTTTTACATACGCCATAGCTTGCACCTTTTCGATGACATTTTTGATTTAACATATTTTCACGCACGCTACAACAACGTAGGTTTTCGATTCTATTGTCTGACGGGTCTCCCGATATGTGGTCTATAACATAACCTTTTGGTATTTTTTTATGAAAATAACAAAAAATAAGTCTTGACACCATATAACTCCCCCAACCATTGATTTCAACAATTTGGTGACGGTTTTTATTTAATTTTGTTTCGCCAGCGATAGCGTCTTTTTTACACCAAGAGTTTATATTTTTTTTGTATCGCAACATTCCAATTTCTTCATCGTAATAAAATAATTTTATAAGAACAGAATGCGGAGGCATTTTTCTCATAAGCCAGTGTCTTTTTCTACACTTTCGCTACGGTGAGTTTCCATAATATTATTGTATTCTATATGTGCACAATGAGCACACATTGTTTCTTTTGTATAACCGCAACCAATGTCTTTTTTTATTACGGCACGGAGCTTTACGTCGCCTCCGCACCTTTCACATTTTTCTTCAAGTTTACCTGCGTCAAGAACAAGCTCATCAAGTGTAAGTCTTTTCATAATATCACTTTTTGTATGGATTTAAAATATTTGCCAAAAACCCAACGATTAAAATTATTATATATGTCTGCCAAAATGTTAGAAAAAAATCAGAATCAAATGATTTCATCAACCAATTAAAAGCAAGCATAACTAAAAAAGTTATTGGCACAGAAAATAAAGCAACAATAATAATCACAATCAAAATAGACAACAATACATTTTTCATTTTGTCCTCCTTAAAATGGGACGTCGTTAAACAGTTTAGTATCTCTTCCACCGATATCTTTTTTTGACACAGCATTTTTCTTTTTATTTATAGCAACAACGGGATTCTCAAAATACTCTTCCCCAAAAAAAGAAAAATCCAAACTAATTTCAACTCTTGTCTTTTTGAAACCTTTCCCAAAACGATTTGCAACACACTTTAAATCCATATAATTTTCTTCAAATTCTCCGTCTTCTGTGAGCGGTCTTATAAGTATAACGGCAGACGCACAATTTTTTGTTAATCTTCCATAATCTGCAAGGTCAGCAAGTCCAGCCTCAGAACCAGAACCTTTATGCATATTGTTGTTCCACGTGCTTTTCAAAGTATGTATCAAAACAACAATTGTAATATCTAATTTTTCTGCTATATCTTGAATAGCATTAGCAACATACTCTGCGTGATCTTGTGCGTTTTTAATATTTTTTTTATCTCTTTCAGGAATGTCGATATTACCGAAATGGTCAATAAAACAAACAGAAATATTTTTAACTGTTTTTAAAATTGCACGTATCTCATCGGTGTTTAACCGTGTTCCAGAATAATTTTTTAGATTATATCTACTCTGCTTTTCTTTTTCTCTTAATATATCTTTTTGTCTTGTCAAATAAATGTTCGGATTACGAAATAAATCATACTCTTTAATTTGTAAAGCCATAGAGATAAACTTTCTTGAAGTAAGTGCACTTTCGCCTTCAAGTGAAATATTAACTATTGTTCCATCATTATTTCCTGTTGATAATTGATTTTCGCACATTCTCCAAATTAAATTATCTTTAAGTGTTGATTTTGCAGTTTTTGGCGCACCTCCGATTACATATACTTGCTTGCGTCTAAAACCGTCGTCAATAAACTTGTCATAATTTTTATAATAAGTTTTTACCATTTTGCGTTGTTTCCCAGCCATCATTTCTTCAACTCTTTTATCTTCTTCTAATACAACTTCTTCTTGCGATTGCAATCCAATTTTTTTGACAACAGATTTTGAAGCCTCATCAGATAATGCAGATAATATTTCTTGTTTTTGTAATAGTGTTTTGTCTTTTAATTCTGCGGTTGCTTTTTGCATTTTATCATCAATGATTTTATTAGCACGACAAGAAGCTAATATCGATACACAAGAGTCGAAATCTTCGCAATTATAAAAATTGCAAATATTTTCAATGTATTCAGATAACTCTGGTAATTCTTCTAAAACAAAACTTTTATAAATTACTGTTGATCCTAAATTACTTAAATCTTTTATTTTATTATATATTTTTATATTCTTTTCATTTACAAATAAGTTTTCATCGCCAAATAAAACCAAGTCATTTAATTTATAATTTGCATCTTTTTTTGTTAATAAAAATTGTATTAATTCGGCTTCACTTGAAGCAGAGGAAATATTTTTACTTTCATAATTAACAGCAACCATTTTACTTACCTTCTTTCTTTATAATATTCATCTCAAAATCAACATCCTCAAAACCTTCCATTTCTTTTTTTGCTGTTTCAATCGCATCGGCATTTTTAGTAATCCAATCTTCTTTTTGTTTTTGAATACGTGGTAATGCTTCTAAAAATTGTTCTAATTTTTCTGTCATTCCATATTTTTTATAGCCTTCGATAAGATCAAGCATACGACTTTCGGCAAGACACCAGTTTTTATCAGCTAAATCTTTTTTTAATAATTCAACAAGTTTATTTTCGGCTATATAGCCAACTTTTTTCTCTCTTTTTGCATAATCTGGGAAACGCATTTTGAGCCAAGTCAAAATTGTTAAATAATGATTTTTATAATTTTTTCTTTTTGGGTAATTTTCAAAACTCACGGCTACATCGTATATTTCTTTTTGGGTAAAATTATATGAGTTTATTAAATTATTATATTGGCTTTCTTTAATTTGTATATATTCAAGCGTTGTTAAATCATCAATGTTAAAAATATGTATCGGATCAATTATTTCATTTTCCGTTGTCTTCTTTTCTTCGACGGTATTATCGTTGTGCATTCCTGCATCTGTGTCTTTTCGAATTGCAACATTGCTTCTATCATCTGGATTACGTGTATCTCTCTTTGAGTTTTGTTCTTTTTTTTCTTCAGAAAATAGAGTTTTATTTTTATTGTCTGGCGTGTTATTTGGTGTTCGAATTGGAATATTAGCACCATTGTCGCTATCAGAAAAAAGACTATCAGTGTAAACAATATCAATGCTTTTATCATAATCATTTTTAATTCTCCTTTTATTTTGTTGTTCCAAACTTTCAGATAAATATTTTGAAGTAATATAATTGTTAATATAATTTTCTTTATCAAAAATATTTAATTCTAAACATAATTTAATAATTTTGTCGAATTTTTTCTCTTTTATGTCGATTTCTTTTAGTAATGTCATTTTCTTAATAACATTGCCAATATCAATTTTTCCATTATTTTCGGCTATTTTTTCGAAAAGTATATAAACCAAAGCATAACCCTGAAATCCAAATTGACTTTTTACAATATCAACCATTTCATTTACCTCACAGTTTATTGTATGTTTAAAAAAATCATTCGTTTCTTTTTTATTTCTTCCCACACCGCACCTCCTTATGTGTATATATTATAGCACTAAATTATAAAAAAAGCAAGCAAAAATGCCTGCTTTTAATATTTTTTTTATTTTTATTCGGTTATTTTTTTCGCTTTTTCAACAAAATTAAATTCAATTTTTTTTGTGCGAATATAAGTAGAGATATAAGTAAGACCAGCTTTTGAGGTGTTTTTTGTTAAATGCAAATCACCGCTTACGCAAGCCATAATCTTATAGTTCTCCTCTTTTTGCTGCCACATTCTGTTGCACATTTCACCGATTTCCCCGTAAACATAAACAGAATGTTTTTTTAAATCGTCGTTTTCGGTGTCGCCACGTTCATATAGAGTGAACAAAAAGCAAGGAACATCTTCTCTATCTCTCACCATACCGACGATATGACCAACAGTGCCAAAAACAAAAAAAGTATTCATATTTTACCTCCCATTAAAAACCACAATGAATTTCTTCAACTGTTATTGTTTTCGCAAAAACTTTAAGCATAAACTCTTTTGCTTCTTCATCCGTAATTACATCTTTTTCAAAATATTTTCTGATTACAATTTTTATTTTATCATCATTTAAATCACAGATATGTTTCAACCAATTATGCATTTTTCTTTTATTTGGTGTTTCGTCAACAACTTTTTCAGGTTCTTGTTTTGGTTTTTCGTCTTCTTGTTTTGGTTGTTCTTGTTCTTGTTTTTTTGGTTCTTCATATATATCTGACGCAGAGCTTTTTGGTTTTTGTGTATATGTCGGTTTTTGCTGTTCGTCTCTTTTATCTTCTTTTTCTGGGACGGATTGTTCTGGTGTTATTGAGTCAGGGTCAGTCATATCAAGAGTTGGGATCGTAAACATTTGTAATAATGCATATTTATGACCGACAGCCATCGCCTTATTTGAGCCTTTATCGCTTGTATCAAGTCCTTCGCCTTGCACGATACAAGACACGGAGGAGCCATCAGCCGCATAAAATGTATATTTTATTTTTAAAATGCGAAAAATATTTGTGCCGCCAGACTTAGCCGTTCTATCTTCAGAAAATGATTCCAGAACCTCTGGCATACAGAAAACTTCATGTTTTGAGAAAAGTCCGTGAAGTGAATTATAAACGTCGTCAATGCCACGGAACATAAAACCTTGACCAGAATTTTTTTTGTTGCGTCCAATAAAATCGATTTCTTTTTGAATTGCACAAATTGCTTGAAAAATATTCATATACTAACCTCCTGTTTTCAAAACTCTAAAACGCCATTATCAACAATAACATCTTCGGACCCCGCAAGCCATTCTTCATAAGTCTCAGGCTCACCGTATACTTCTTCCCACATTTCTTCAAGATTTTTTTTCATACTCATTCTCCTTTTTTTTAAAATTAGATTACACACGTGCCATTAATAAGAGCAACATAAAAATCATATTTATCTTTCGCGAGATTTCTAGCGTATATTTCACCTTCATAAATTGTTGATATATAATATTGATTTCCACTTTTCGATTTAGAAAAAGTCAATTTACAATCTCGATATAGAGTTTTTAAAAATTGAGCATTAACGTTTCTGCATATTCTTGCGCACATTTTGGCGTCAACATCGATTTCGGCTTCGACAATATTGTATCTAATGTCTTCGCCGTAATATTTTAGGATTTCTTCTTTTGAAAAATATTTGGTTTTCATACTCATTCTCCTTTTTTTAGATAACCTAAGAACACCACATCAACTTTCATAATTACATTATACCTCCGATTTTATAAAAAGTCAAGGGTAAATCGTAAAAAAATAAAAATAATTTATTTTTTTTTATTTTTCTTATTTTTGCTTGCTTTTATAAGCATAACGCTATACAATATATAGTATGTAAAATGACAAAACGTCAATATATTGTATACGGAGGTATATATGCAACAAGAATATAAGATCCAGTGTGAAGTGTTTAAGTGGTCTGAGTGGATGCAACACGTATACCCTTGTCTTTTTTATATGTATGCAAGTCCCGTCGGACAGAGCCTGCATATAGCACAGGCGGTAGCACAGAAGCGTAAAGGCGTAAAAAAAGGTGTTCCCGACATTTGTCTGCCTTACCCTGTATATAATCGACACGGGTTATACATAGAATTGAAAGCGGTAGGCGGGAAAGTATCAAGTGAACAACAGGAGTGGATTGATTACCTGAACAAGGTAGGTTATTACGCTTGCGTATGTGTAGGGTATGAGGAGACGGTTGATACAATAGAAAAATATATAAAGGGGATGTTATGATGAAAACGATTGAGAAAATAATATTTTTATGTATTATATTATTTGTTGGTTATCTTGTATATAATATTTACAACTTGCCAGAAATAATGAATACAAAAATTATTACTTATGAAAAAAAAGTGAAAAATATTGAGGTTAAAGGCAAAGTTTATAAACAAAATGCAAGCGGTGAAAGTAAACAAAATGCAAGCAATAACAGTTATGATGAGTATAGTATAATTTTAAAGCCTGATGGAGATAATTTTGTTTTTGATTATGACAAAAGCAAGTTGCCGACATATATGAGAGTTGACGAAGTTATAACGACGACAGAAAAAAACTATTTGTCTGCCATAAGAATAGGTTGGCAGTGGAATAGAGAGGGGTCGAAATTACTGATTGGGTATAAATTGGCACACATAAAATCAGTTGAGTTGCTGCCGTATTTTGCGACGGACTTTAAAAAAAATGTTGATGCTGGTTTAGGCGTATCATATAGAGTCGGAAATGTTACTGGAGGCTTGACTTATGATATACTAGATAAGCAAGTAGGCGTTGCAATAGGATTTAAGGTGTTTTGATATGGACATAGACAATAAAAAATTATTCGAAGAGATAAAATTATATCAGTATACAAAAAAGAGTTCGCCATTTTTGCATAAAAGCGTGTATGACATAGCGTCTTATAGTCTGCAATCTTTTAGACGGTCGACAAAAAAAGAGGAATATGAGGACTTGCTTAGCGACGTGTATTTAAAAATAATTGAGAGAATTTTTTTTGTTGAGTTGGATGAAAAAAAATCAGTATTTTCTTACATTGTCTATATGGCGAAGACAAAAGCGATCGACATATATCGCAAGAAAAAAAAGATTGCAAAATACAAACACGTTGAGCTTACTGACGACGTTATGTATCGGCAGGACTTATGTGAGTGAGACAACCATTTCAAAATCGTTTTTACGGGGTCTAGCGTCGATTTAAACGGCACTCCAAATGCTCGGCATACAAATATGGACAAAATAGCAGTGAAACGGTTTAAATAGATATTTTAGATAACCAACAGCCTTCTCTCACAATGGTTAAAATCATCAACAAAAAATAATTTTGATTTTATAAAAACATAAACCAATCTTTTGAAAATAAAAATATATTACTTGTGTTGATGCATTCAAACATAGTGACAGGAAATTGTATCTGACTTTAAAAAAAAGAAATTAAAAACTTTTTATTTTTTTTGAATAAAAAAAATTCTTAAGATTTATTTTACAACACGACAAAGAA